CATTGAAGAGTGGAAATTTCATTATGGGATACTTTTGACGATCGAAAATGAATTTCGTTCCAATAGACTTGTTTCTATTTCTCGTGTGATTCCTTTAGAAGATTCAAATAGCGAATTAGAATTCTTTACTATGAGCCTTCGTGTTGTTTCACACAAAGAAGAAATAGAAACTATTTAATATTATGACTGACGCTTTACAACAATTAATAAAGCAATTTATGCCATTTGCGCAAGAAAGATTTGGTTTTGAGGAACCCCCAAAGCTCTTTTTTAAAGATGACGAAGTAAATGCTAAAGATCCGTTAGGAAAAACTGCTTATTATGATCCGAATGAGAGAACGATAACATTATATATAACTGGTCGTCATCCGAAAGATATTCTTAGATCTTTGGGTCACGAGTTAGTTCATCATAAGCAGAATTGCTGTGGTATGTTTGATGATGCTGGTCCAAGAAAAGATGGATATGCTCAATCAGATCCTTACTTACGACAGATGGAAATTGAAGCAAATAGAGATGGTAGTATGTGTTTGCGTGATTTTGAAGATATGTTAAAGAAAGAAAACACTACTTATTATGAACATTTACAAAAAGGAGAAACGAGTAAAATGTCAACAAAAAAATGGAAAAACAAGGAAATATCTACCCTTCTATCAGAAGCGTGGGGATTTAAATTCAATTCTCTTCAAGAGTTTGATGAATTTAGTGGTACTGGAGAATTACAAGAAGAGGCCGAAGAAGTAGTGCAAGGAGAAGTGGAAGAAGAGCCTTCAGATGAATCTGCAGAAGAAACTGAAGCACCAGAAGGTCGCGACGGTGCGTATGATATAGCCGATAAAATTATTGATGGTATTGCTGGTGACGGCGGTAATGCTACAACCGGCGGGACTGATGCTGCAGCCGGCGGGATTGAAGAAGCTTGTGAAGATGAAGATGAAGTTATCGAAGAAGACTCAGATACTGAAGTTACTGAAGAAAGTGTAGATGCAGACGAGTTAAAAGAAGCTATTAAAGCGCTTCTAGGATTATATTTAAAAGGATAAATGTTACCATGACAGGTAAATCTAAAAATTGAGTTTCGAATCGAACTTAAAAAACTTAAGCATAAGTTTATATTCGATTTATTGTTACTCCAACACCTGGAGGGTGCAGACGTGTCTTTAAATTCAAATTGGAAGGACTTTTTATGTGAGAGTCTCGATGATAAAACAATATTCACTTATATACAGGGTTTAGAAGAAGTTATATCTAACCTCAAACCTCGTACTATGACTGAAAAACGTAGAATGACTTTAGCCAAACAACATTTACGTGAGGTTAAGCGGCATGCTAGACGTATGATGAATGAAAACAGTGTGCTACAGGAAAGGCTTAATATATTGGAAGAGTCAGCGGTACCGGGAGATAAATAATGGGTAGTGCTAACACACACTTAACCCACCTCGAAGAGTTAGTTCTTACTCGGGGGGCGCCAGGGTACGAGATGGCCAGGGCATTTCTTTTAGAACTTCTCGAAACCCTTAAGGGAAATTCCAACTCTCATATTCAAACATCAGTTAAGTGGGATGGTGCGCCGGCGATATTCACAGGTATAAATCCAGAAAATGGCCGGTTTTTTGTAGGCACTAAATCGATCTTTAATAAAGTACCTAAGATTAATTATACTGAAGAAGACATTTTAAACAACCATGGACATGCGCCTGGGCTTGTTGATAAATTAACGAAAGCATTAAAATATCTGCCAGCATTGGGAATCAAAAAGATTCTGCAGGGTGATTTTATGTTTGATGATGGAATGCTTGAAATAGTTGATATTGATGGTGAGCCTCATTATCGTTTCAAACCAAATACAATTGTTTATGCTGTTCCAGTGAATTCAGACCTTGGCAGAGAGGTTGGACAATCAAAATTTGGTATTGTATTCCACACGACATATGATAGTTTAGATAGTGGTGCTAGCTTTGGTGCCGATGTTAGCGAACTCAAACGGGTACCCGGAATCTGGTTTGACGATGCTTTTTTTACAGATGACACTGGTACTGTGACTCTTACCGAAGATGAAGAGCACAAAGTTATTAGTTTAGTTGAAGAAGCGGACTCAGTTAATGGAAAAATCGATTATAATAATTTACCATCTGATTTTTTAAATATTTATATTAACAGCGAAATTAAAACTGGACAGTTTTTAGAAAATCCTGAAGCATCATTCATTGGATTTAAGGAATGGTATTCTGCGCGTGTTGAAAAGAGAATTAGTAAGCTAAAAAGTGAGAAGGGGCGAACACGGGCAATTGAAAAAGGACAGCAAGACTTACAATCATTTGATAGTAAAAGAGAAGATATCCTTAATCTTTTCCGAGTATCACGCCTTTTGTTTGAAGCCAAGAATATTTTCATTGAGAAATATAATAATGCTGTATATACTACTAAACACTTTGTTGATGATGGCTCAGGAGACCTGACCGCCACCAATCCAGAAGGATACGTTGCAGTAGATCACGAGGGGAATGGTATTAAGTTTGTAGATCGCTTGGAGTTTAGTCGGGCCAATTTTATGATAGATAAATCTGCAAAATTTACACAAGAGTCCGTTGAGCATTTGCCATTTGATGAATCACAGATGTTTGTTATTCAGGTTTCTAAGGATAAACAAATATCAAAAACTTTGAAAGAGTGGATGAACGAAATTAAAGCCACAAACCACAAATATCAGAAACTCCCTCAGTTGGTTTATAAGGACGTTTTAGCCGGTACCCCCATCGTAGATATAGTTCTACAGGAAAACGCGGAGAAGACCGTGTATAACACAGTTATTCGGTATATTAATGAATCACTCGCAGGTACAGGTCAAGAATACGATGACGAGTGGGATGAATATCGACATTATGCAGATCAAGATTTAGGATTACCAATAGAAGACGAAGATGAAGATCCAGTCGTAGATAACGATTTTGATGATAAGCCTACAACATGGGCTATAGTTCCTGGCGCGTTCAAGCCACCACATAAGGGGCATGCTGATATGGTACGCAGATATGCTACCGGAGACGGTGTAGAAAAAGCTGATAAAGTAATAGTTGTTATATCCGCACCTATGAATGCACAACGACAATTAAGAGATGGTACCCCTATCAATGAAGACCATGCGATCGAGTTTTGGAAAGAATTGTTTCCAGAGGTTGCTGGTCTTCCTAATGTAGAATTTGAGGTGGCACCTAAAGATATGAAATCGCCCATCACTGTGGCATACAATTATATCAGTGAGAGATCACCATTGCCTTTTAAAGATGGTGACAGAGTTATTTTAGGTGCTAGTGATAAGCCTGATTCAAATGAAAAACCAGATTGGATGCGGTGGAACAATGTCAATGATGAAAAACATGTAAAACACGGTATCGAGTTATTGCGCGGTGAAGAGTATGCTGTGCCAGCTTTACCTCGCGAGGGCGGCGGAAGTTTTAGTGCTTCAGCTGCACGTGATTTAATTTCTGACTTAGTAGATAATCCCTCTGATAAAGAGGCGTATGTTGAACTGAGTGATTTTGTACCGGCTAATAGAATTGGATATCTTTTTGATACTCTCAAAAAACCTAGACCTATCTTTGTTGATAAAGATTTAGATGAGATGAACGCGATGGGGGTTGGAAGTGTGGCTGGAGGAGTGAATATGAGAGATGATGAAGATATAAATACTTGGAACGAAAATATAGATTTAAATACCATTGATGAGGTGATAAGACTAATTATGGAAAAGGGAATTATGAGATGAACGAACAAGAAAAGCTCCTTAGAGAGAATATAAGACATATGATCCGGATTGTCAAGCAGAAAAAGAACGACAATGAAGCTTCTCTGCGAGAGGTAATTCGAGGATTTATGGATTTTGAACTGAAAAATTTATTAGAAGGTGGAATTCCTGATGTTGATCCATCACCGAACAAATCTACCGGAATCAATGTTTTAGAAGAACTCCTTAAAAAGATAATACCAGTTTTGGAAACAGACTATAAGTCACTTACAACAGATGTATCTCAAAGAGAGTCATTTAGAGCGCACATTATTAACGCCGCTATTAATACTCTTACGCCGGCTAAAATCAATACAGATGCTATAGTTGATGTGGCTGAGCCATTACAAGAAACTGATATTGATGAAGAAATTGATATCAGTGTTGGTGATGAAAACGACGATAAATTTATTGATATACGGACGGACGCTGAAAAATCTGCTGAAGATGAGAGTAACGAAGAAGATCCTAGAGATACTTTTGGTTCGGGTGTTGAAGGAGACGAAACCGGTAGAAACATGGCGTTTCAGTCGTTTAAGAAAATTGAAACAAGTATTGTTGATGCATATGAATTGCTTAGTAATGCTGAGGATCAAGAATTGTTTTATGATTATTTGGTAGCTAACCTTAAATTATATTTTGATAAATTTGAAAAGGAATTGGCTCCTTCTGTAGAAGAGCCCACAAACCAAGCTTATGATACAGCTAAGTCAGAGCAAGAACCAGAAATGGCTGGAATATAAATGAGTTTTAATGATTTTAAAGATGAATTGGCAGAGGCTTTGGGCGCTACAGCAGCCAGGGATGCGAAGGACGGGATGACGAATTACGACCCGGGTGTGGCACCAGTAGGCTCTACAGACGTAGATCCTGAAGAACAAGTCATAGAACAGGCCACTAAAATTGCAGAAGCTATAAAAACTTACTTAATTGGCCTTGATGACGGCGGACGACTTAGAACCCCCGGCGGCAGTTGATACTTAAAATAAAATTTCATCTTTTTACTTGACACCTTTACGAATTCATAT